CAGACTTTTCTCAGATGTTCAGAAGATGTCAATTAGATATGAATTTAAGAATTATGAAAAAAAAGACTATATTGACGAATTCTGGAATAGTATGAATTCTTATATAGGAACCGAAGCATTAAAAAAAGTTCAGTGGATGGATGAGACGACTAAAAAGACTTTACGATTACTTATTAATAAAGGACTTGAAAACGGAAAGTCTTATAATGAGATTGCTAAAGATGTTAGAGAAACAGCGCAGATTCAGAAAGTATGGAGAGCGAAACGGATTGCAAGAACGGAAACTCATTCCGCGGCGATGCATAGTTTGGATACCGCCGCAAAGACTACAAGGTTAATCCAGGAAAAAGAATGGATAAGCGCAAGAGACAGCAGAACAAGAAGAGATATATTTAATCATTTTGGAACTTTTCCATATGGTGCAAACGGAGAACGAATTCAATTAAATGCGATGTATCAGGGAACAGGCGAAAGTCTTAAATATCCCGGGGATTCAAGAGGGTCAGCGGGAAATGTTGTGAATTGTTTTGCGTCATCAAGAACATTAATATTTACAGATAAAGGTTGGAAACAAATAAGAAAAATTGAAATTGGGGATAAAGTTTTAACTCATAAGAATAGATTTAGAAAAGTAAAAAGATTATTTAAAGGAGATTATGAAGGTGATTTAATTAAAATATATGTTCATGAAAAAGTGGATAAACATTCAGTTTTAGTTACACCTGATCATCCTTTTTTAAATAATAATGGTGTTTGGATAAAGGCAAAAGATATCAAAATAGGGGATCAGTTGAAATTTATGGCTTCATTTTGTTCAGAATGTGGAAAATCGATACCATGGTATAAAAATTTTTGCGATCATTCGTGTTTAAGTAAATTTATAACAAATAAACAATGGAATGATTCAGAACATCGAAAAAATATGAGTAATAAAACAAGTCAGCAATTGAAAAGAGAATATAAAAACGGCACAAGAGACAAAATTAAAATAATAAAAAAAGCAAGACAAGTATGTAAAGACAAATATGGCGAAGGTGGATATTTGGACGTGGTTAGAAATGATCAAGATTTCAAAATAAATATAAAGAAAGGCATAGAAAGCAAATATGGGTCATATTTAAATATGTTAAAAAAGTTTGCATTTCCAGCGTTAGGAAAAGTAAATTATTCGGGTTCAAAAATTGAAAAAGCGATGGAAATATTTTTAAATAAAAAAAATAAAGAATATATAAAACAATTTTCTATAGGCAGAAGAAGAATAGATTTTTATGTAGAAAATGAAAAAATGTTTATAGAGGTAGATGGATTTCCTTTTCATGAAGATAAAGAAAAAGAAAGGAAAAGAGATTTAGAAATATTAACTAAATATCCAGATCATAAAATTGCTCATGTTACTTATAAAAAAAATCCGCCTAAATGGGAATATTTTACATTAGAAACATTAAATCATACTGGAACATTTAATCAAGTTGATATTAAAATTAAAAAGATTGAGCATTTGAAAATGAGTAAAATGCCTAATGGTGGATATAAACAAATTTATAATTTTGCTGTTGAAGAAGATGAAAGTTATATAGCAAGAGGGTTTGTTGTTCATAATTGTCGTTGTATCGAATTATATCATACGAGAATAAATGATGATGCTTAAAAAACAAGAACAAATTGAATATTTAAAAGTGCTTGCAATTAAATTAGCACAATTATATAATAGTAATATACAATTGCAGATAGATGTAAATTACAAATTAGGAACTGCAAAAGTAATTATAAAAGAATCTTTTAATTAAAGTCTATTAGAGTACCGTATAAAATCGGCCTGAAGATTTAAAAGAATCTTAAAATCCTTCCAAAGTACCTTCACAAAAGGCCTGGAATCAAGAGAAGTAATGAGATTACAGGCAAATAATAAAATATTAAACTTACCTGAACATATGGAGGCCATTCATGGGTAAAGAATATTATGACATACCTTTTGAAGTCAAAGAAGTTGATGAGCAGACTGGTATATTTAAAGGATATGGTTCGACGTTTGGTGGAAAGCCTGACAGTTATAATGATGTAATAGTTAATGGTGCATTTAGTGAAACTTTAGCTAATGGCGGTAGAAATGGGTTTGGCGTTGCTATGTTATGGCAACATAAGACGGATTCTCCAATCGGGTCATGGATTGAATTATCAGAAGATAAAAAAGGGCTTCCGGTAACCGGAAAGCTTACAAAGGGAGTTCAATTAGCTGATGAATCACTTTTGTTAATGAAGGATAAAGCTATAAGAGGTTTGTCCATCGGTTATGATGTTCCTAAAGATGGATATGAATATGATGATAAAACAGGAATTAGATATTTAAAGAAAATAAATTTATGGGAAATTTCATTGGTAACATTTCCGGCTAATACAAGAGCGCAAATTACAACAGTAAAAGCAATAGAAGACGCAAAAACAGAAAGGGAGCTTGAGACGGCTTTGCGGGACGCAGGGTTGAGTCAAAAGCAGGCTTTAATAATGGTAAGCCGTTGTAAACCTTACCTGAGAGAGATAAGGGAGAGAAAGAGTTTAAAAGATGTTCTGTCTGTTTTGAAAAGCGTTAATACACAAATTGAAGTAAAAAATTTATTTAAATGAAGACGATTAAATTACACAGGAGGACAAAATGTCTTTAGAAAATATTGATATAAAAAATACTTCCGAACCGGAAGTTATTAAAGCGGTTATCGAAGAAATCAAAAGTTTCGGCGATAATACAACTAAGAATTATGATAATTTAAGAAAAAATTACGAACAGTTAAAAGAGACTGTTGATGCGATGGCAAAAGACAGCGATCCTTTGCTTGAGGAAAAATTCCAGAAATTTTCAGAAGATATATCAACACGTCAGTTAGCACTTGATGAAGATATAGTAAAGAAAAACAAGGAAACCCAGGAAAGAATTGATTCAATCGAAGTCGCAATGAAAAGACTTCCTCAATCCGGTAAAGACGGTGATAAGTTTACGGAAGAAGCCAGACAATTTTATATTCTCAAAGAAGCCAGCAGGCGTAAAAGTGACGCCGGGATTAGTTTTGAAGAAGCCCAGAAAATGGAAGGCAATGTTGACGAATATAGAAAATTCTGTAAAGCCTTTGAATCATGGGCAAGAAAATATGGCGGATCGAGAGATTATGTTTTCCCGATAGAAGAACAGAAAGCGCTTCAGGTCGGGATTGACCCTGATGGTGGTGTTACTGTACCGGTAGCGATGTTAAATCGTATTACACAAACTGTATATGAAAGTGATCCCATCAGACAACTCGCAATGGTTGAGTCCATAACAACTGGTTCGCTGGAATGGATGGTTGAAACTGATGAAGCCGGTTCCGGATGGGAAGGGGAAACTTACGGTGAAACAACAATAGGTGGAGAGACAGCAACGCCGGGTTGGCAAAAACGCAAGATTGCAGTTCATACTCAATACGCAAGGGCAAGAGCTACTCAGATTTTACTTGAAGATTCGGGTATAAATATCGAACAGTGGCTGGCCAATAAGATAGCACAGAAACTCTATCGGGATGAAGCCGCAGCATTTGTAACAGGTAACGGAATCGGAAAACCGAGAGGATTTCTGACTCATACAAGCGGTACAAGCTGGGGACAGGTTGAACAGGTAAATATGGGAGCTGCCGCCGCATTAACAGCGGATGGATTTATCAGTGTGAAATATTCACTTAAAGAAGACTATCTCGCAAGGGCTTCAGCATGGTTGATGAATCGTTCTACCGTAGCTGCCGCTATGAAACTGAAAGACGGTTCCGGGGATTATATTTGGAAACCTTCTCAAATAGCCGCCGATCCATCAAGTTCAATACTCGGCATTCCGGTCAGGATGTCTACAACAATGCCTGCGGTTGCAGCTAATGCGCTTTCAGTAGCGTTAGCGGACTGGAGGGAGGCTTATATGATAGTTGATAGACTTGGAATTACTGTTCAGAGAGACCCGTATACGGTTAAACCCTTTATTGAATTCTATACTCGTAAAAGGGTTGGCGGAGACGTGTCTAACTTCGAAGCGATTAAGATCGGAAAGATTAGTGCATAATTTAAAAAGGAGAGAATAAAATGGCTAATATAAAACGTGATTTATATTCAAATTTAAAGTTCTTTGAAGCAATGACACCGCAGGACGTTGCTGCCGGTGCTGCTACAAATGGACTTGCGATAGATACCAGAGGTTATAACGGATGTGTATTCGTTATAACAATGGGAGCAATGACCGGAGGTGGCGCTTTAAGTGCGGACAATAGGTGGCAGTTAAAACTTGAACATGCTTTAGCTGATACCTATACCACAGTGGCAAGCGCAAGCGCGGGAACATGGTCAGAGTGTTATCCTTCGCAGATGATACATTCAGTTATTGGAATGGCAGGTGCTTATTCTACGCTTAACAGTGGTATTTTTCAGAGTATCGGGTCTACAACTGACATCAGTGCGGGTACCGGAAAAGTATTCTTTGTAGGGTATAAAGGGCCGAGAAGATTTGTAAGATTTGCGCTTAGTGAAGCAGGCGCGCCGTCTACAATATCCGCTGCGGCAGTTTGTATACTTGGCAGTCCTGATGATTGGCCAGTTAATGCGCCGGTAGGAGACTAATTTAAAGGGGCTTCGGTCCCTTATTAAAAGGAGAATAAAATGGCTAAAAGTGATGATACATATCAAAATAGTAAAGTCCAGATTCCTCAAGGTGCTGATAAAATTTCTTTTGACGATGATGCTGTGCTTGATTTCTACAGTGATGAAATAACAGGTGAAGAAGCGCATAGACAATTATATCGCGGAATTACTACTGCGGTAATTGCCAATAGTGCCGGGGCTTTATCTGTAATCAATCTTCCAATAAGTGCAGGTATTATTATATTTTCCATAGCTGACGCTGCAAGTAACGCAAGTGCGTGGCTTACATCAGGCGTAAAAGCAGGGATGAGGTTATTTGTTGTTACAAGAGGGGTTGGAAGTACTGGTTCTATCATAATCAGTACATCCGGAGTAACGATCAACGGCGGAAGAGTCTCAAATATTGTTGTTCATAACTCTGCTGATAGTGCCGCGTCTTTTGAACTTTTAGGCGTAGCAGACGAAGAATGGGCGGTAGTATCCACTTCCGGTGATGTTACCTTAAGTGATGGAGCATAATATGAAAGTTAAAATTTTAAAAACGACACCCGGTTCTATCGATGGAATACATGTTGAGAATTACAAAAAAGATGAAGTTTATGAATTGGAAGGCAGTTTGCTTGATGTATTTTTTAAGATGAAAGTCGCCGAACCAGTGACAGAGGTTAAAATGGTTGAAGTTACTTCAAATAAAGCTGTAAAACCTGAAGTAAATAAAGAAGTTGAGGAAGAGGATAAAGAGGATAAAAAGAAAGGTAAGAAATGATAGAAGAAAAGACTTTATCTAAAGACGGGAATAGCGTTTGGCGAGTTTCTATTGATCCGGTTATTGAGCCTATAACTGTTGAAGAAGTGAAGTCTTTTGCCCGTATAGACGGAACGGAAGAAGATACTCTTATCAGCAGTTTTATCACAGCTGCGAGGTTGAATTGTGAAATGTATTTAGGTCGGGCGTTAATTGAACAAACGCTTATAATGATGATGGATTTTTGGCCTGGGGAAGTAATCTGTCTCCCCAGGTCGCCTTTAATCTCAATTACTGCGGTTGAGACATTAGATGAAGATGATACTGCTACTACGTATAGCAGTGATAATTATTATGTTGTGACTGAATCAATCCCTGGGGAACTTATAATCAAAAGGGGAGTATCTCAGCCATATAACAGTTCAAGGGATTACAAAGGTTACCAGATACGATTTAAAGCAGGTTACGGGTCGAACAGAACAGATGTTCCTGCGGGAATAAGGGAAGGACTGAAACTCTGGACTACTGACATATATGAGAACAGAGTAGTGAGGTCGGAGCCTCCGGAAGAAGCAAAACAAGTTTTACAATTATTCAGAGTGATACAGATATGAGTGATAAACAAATGGTATTCCCTAAAAAATGGGAAGAGTTTAGAAATACGGGATTACTTTTATTTATAAATCAATTTTTACATATATTTGGATGGGCTATAGTTGTTGAAGTAGATGAACAAAATAATATAATAAAATGTTATCCCGCAAGGGTAAAATTCAGAGGATTTAATTTTGAAAGTCAAGATGAAGCATTTATAAAAATATCTGAATATATGAATAACAATTCTGAAGAGCTTTTAAGGGAGACTAAAGATTGAGCTGGCTTACACCGAAACTCAAGCATCGTATACAGATACAAAAACCTACGCAAACACCTAACGATACAACAGGTGGATTTGATAGGGGCTATAGTACTTTGACTACAGTCTGGGCGGGGATGGAAGAAATGACTGATTATAATAAATATACTTCTTACATACGGGGCGGTAATACGGATGAAAAAGTAAGTACGCATAAATTCTTCGTCAGATATTCAGCCGTTAAGAATTTAGGTAAAAGTTTTACATCTGCTTTTTCAGGTGGATATGATTCGATAGAAGACATAAATCCTTTAAAGAGCGATATGTTTATTTTTTTACAAACCGGAACAAATGTAAAAGGAAGATTGTTCCAGATAGTGGATATATTAAGAGATAATGATAGAAAAGAATGGTTAAAATTTCAGGTAAAAGAAATCGAAGAGGTCGGGACGGGCTATGCCATCTAATTTAAAAAGTTTAAGCAAAAAATTGAATGGAATAGGGCAGAAATTACAGGAAAGTCAAAATATAAGTAATGCAGTCGGCGAAGTAATGTTTCAAGAGGCCAATACTGCCAGAAATGAAATTATACGGGACATACAAAATACAAAACGGACAATAGGTGAATCAGTCTCAAGGCAGAAAGGAAAAAAAAGACATTTCCCGTCTACACCCGGATATCCGCCGGCTATTGATACCGGCAATATGATTAAAAGCATTGTTTATGAAGCGACTGATTATAAATTTATAATAGGGTCGGTTCAAACAGATCCGCCTTATCCGGCATGGTTGGAACAGCCTCCTGCAAAGGCCAAATATGAAGAAAGACCTTGGCTGAAGCCTGTAATAAACAGACGGGAACCTTTTATAATGGATGAACTTGCAAAAGTAATACCTGATTTTACTGATAAAATATTCAGGAAGACGATATGAGAATAGTACCTTTAATATTGAGATTAAGAGCTGCTAATACGAGATTCGGAAATAATATCGGCGGTACTGTTGAACTTGATATGGCTCGTAACAACACGCTTAAAGTTGATATGGCTTTTGTCATCCCTTTAAACGATTCTACGAGTCCGAATCAGAATGATAATGCAAGTAATCAGCTTATTACGGAAAGATTCGCGGTAATTGTTGCATTATCGAATGATACAACGCAAAAAGACAAAGCTGGAATTATAGCATATGATCTTTTGCATAATATAAGATCGGAAATATTCAGGGCTATTTTAGGGTGGCAAATAAAAGGTGCGGAAATGCCGATATATTATGCAGGCGGTCAGTTGATGAATGTAAATGCCGCTTATTTATGGTGGCAGTTTGATTTTGAATATACAATAAGGACTGCGGAATTTGACGGATATTGTGATCTTGTTGGATCAGAACTTGAAGACGAAGGCGAACCCAGAGAAAGATTACAGACATCGCAGATATCCGATTTACAGAGAATTTATACTAATTATATTACATGGCCGAGTGCAGATTTGCCTTATGATGGAGATATGCCATTGGATGACGGTTATCCTGATGTTGAATTGCCCGATATGGCACAATTAGTTGATTTATCAGATGATAAAAATCCTGGGGCATATGATAGAGGATTTGCTTCAGGATTTGATTTTTATAGAACATTAAACAGGAGAAATGATCCTAAATAGGAGGATACATGTTACCTAAAGAATTCAGATATGTTAAACCTTCTTCAGATGGACTTATAGTTCGTTACCCGGGGGATAAGGCGGTTTTACCGGAGATCGGTGGAGTTGTTCCGTGGGTCGGAGCTGAGGGTCGTTATTGGAGAAGGAGAGTAAAAGTTGGCGATGTAGTGATTACATCTCAACCAAGAGTTGTAAAAGAAGAAATTTTTGAAGAAATTAAGGAAGATAAGCCAAAAAAGAAATTTAAGGACGAGGAGGAATAAGATATGGCAATATCGTTTAATAATATTCCCGATAGCATCAGAACACCTGGCGCATATACGGAAATAGATAATAGCAGAGCTTTGCAGGGATTGGCGCAGAATCCTCACAGAGCTTTAATTATAGGGCAAAAAACCAGCAGTGGTTCAAGCTCGGTAGAAGTTTTAAAACAGATTACATCGGATGGATTGGCAGACGGATTTTTTGGAGCGGGTTCGATACTTGCGAGGATGTGTAACACGTTTAAAGCAAATAATCCCAATACGGAGTTACACGCAATAGCATTAAGTAACGACGGCGGCGTGCTTGCAGAAGGAATAATCAAGTTTGATTCAGGTATGTCTGCAACCGCGAATACTACTTACTACTTGCTTATAAATGGACAGAAAGTTTACGTGACTTTAACGAGCGCATGGTCGGTAACTGATGTTAACAGCGCAATACTTGCGAAAGTAAATTCAATGGATGCTTTACCTGTAATAGCTTCAACAAGCGCAAGTGCAGCGGGTTCGGATCATATAGTTATTGTAGCCAAACAGTCAGGAACGCTTGGTAATTACATAGATGTAAGAGCGAACTATTACACGGGTCAAAGTAATCCTAACGGCTGGTCTGAAAACGGGATTGTTTATACAAGTATGGCTGGCGGTTCAGTCGATCCTGATCTTGGGGATGCTTGGGCAGTTATTGATAATGAACAGTATCATTATATCATACAACCTTATATTGACGCTGCGAATTTGACTGAAATTGAAAACGAACTTGCAGACAGATTTAAGCCGCTTGAGGATTTACAGGGACATGGATTTACTTCAGTACGCGGAACCCAGGCAAGCTGTACTACGCTTGGAAACAGCAGAAATAGTCCTCATAATACAATTATAGGTGTATACGGTTCTCCAACAGGCCCGGATGAATGGGCGGCTGCGCTTGGAGCTCAGGCTGCATGGAACCTTAATATTGATCCTGCAAGGCCGTTGCATACAATTCAACTTAAAAGTATACTTGCACCGGAAGCTGCGGATAGATTTACACGGGCGGAAAGAGATATACTCCTTTACGATGGAATTGCCACTAATATTTATGATTCGGCAGGAAATCCGATAATTGAACGCTGTATTACCACTTATCAGACAAACGCACTTGGCGTAAGTGATCCGAGTTATCTTGATGTCCAAACAGTGGCTACGCTTGGAGAAATAAGATACCAGTACAAAACAAGAATGACAAACAGATTCATAGTACCACGAATGAAACTTGCGGACGATGGATATCCCGTACAACCTGGTACTTATGTTGTAACGCCGAGAACAGTCAAGCAGGAGATTATTTCTTTATTTACTGATTTACAAGAAGTCGGATTGATAGAAAATTTATCAGATTTCATTACTAATCTTAGAGTCGAGAGAAGTACATCTGATAGAAACAGGGTCAATGTTTTATTGCCGCCTGATCTCATAAATCAGTTCAGGATTTTAGCGACTGCAATTCAGTTTATTTTATAGGAGAATAATATGCCAAGAATAACAGGAAGAGTAAACGTAAAAATAAACGGTCAAACGATGTTAAGTAAAATAGGAGCTTGCAATTTGACCGGGCTGGGACTTAGCGGTGAATCTAATTTTGAGTTAAATGAAGTTTTAGGCGATCAGGGAATAAGCGGATTTGTGGAAAATCCTGTCGTCGCAATGCTTGAAGCTACATTCACTGATAGAGATGATATAAGTCTTGATACACTTGCGAGAATACGGGAAAACGGAACCGTCATTGTTGAAACCGCTAACGGCGGGAAGGTTTACACAATGAATGGGGCTACGTGTAAACGTAATCTTGGAGTAACTTCAGGGGAAGGCGATCTGGCTATTAGTTTTGTAGGCAATAGCTGGGTTGAAAGCACAGAAGAAGCTATATAAGAGGATTTATGGATAAAAAAACTATTACATTAGAACATCCTATTAAACTAATCAAGGATGGCATAGATGTTGAATGTAAAGAAATTACAATAGGTCGATTAAAAACCAAGCATTTAAAGTTGCTTCCAAAAGGATTTGCAAAAAGAGCCGCCGAGAATGATATCGATCCTATCGATCTTATTCCGTTAATTTCCGGAATGTCGGGATTAACAGAAGAATATGTGGACGAATTGGACATAGACGATCTTTTTAAAATAGTTGAGGAACTGGAGGATTTTTTAGGAACATCCCGGACGACTGGGAAAAAGTAGTCTGGGCTGTTTCATATAAGTTTAGATTTCAGCCGAGCGAAATATGGGAAATGGATATAGAGGACTTGTCATGGTGGGCAAGTGGGGCTGTCTGGATAAGTGAAAAGGAAAAAGAAAGTTAATGGCTAAAACTTATAGTATAAAAGCTCTTATCGAAGTTCTGGATCGTACATCAAAGCCTCTTGCTAATATAGGAAAGGCTTTTGATGAAGTTTCAAAAAGAATATCCAGAACCGGAGAAAGATTAAATAAAGTTGGTAAAGGTCTTAATAATTTCGGAACAACTTTATCAACAAAACTCACATTACCTTTAGCTGCACTGGGTGGTGTAGCAATCAAAACTTCTTTTGATTTTAATGAAGCTATGTCAAACATAGCTACACTTATTCCCGGTAACATAAAACGCGTAGAAGAATTAAAACTTGGAATACAGGATATGGCTATCTCAGTAGGGAAGTCAACCGGAGATTTGGCCGATGGTATGTATCAGGTTGTTTCGGCGTTTGGAAATGGTACTGACTCTTTAAAGATACTTGAAATTAACGCAAAAGCGGCTACAGCCGGATTATCCTCGACAACAGACGCAATCAATTTAACTTCCGCTGTTACCAAAGCATACGGCGATACATCCGCAAAAGCAGTAAGTAAAGTCGCAGATTTAGGACTTTTGGCAGTCAGGTTGGGACAAACTACATTTCCTGAACTGGCGGCATCGATAGGAAGGGTAACTCCTCTGGCGTCACAATTAAACATCAAACAGGAAGAGCTATTTAGTGGATTTGCGTCACTAACAGGAGTTACGGGCGGAGCTGCTGAGGTAAGTACGCAAATGGCCGCTATTCTTCGGGCAATGTTAAAGCCTACCGAGGACATGACAAAGGCTTCAAAGCAATTGGGATTTTCGTCAACTTCACAAATG